TTTAGGTGGGCGACCGCGCTTTGCTGCTTTCTTAGTTGGTGCTGTTTTCATGGTTTAGTTTAGATTTCATGTATCGAATCGCATGTTCAAGGGTTTCAATCTCCTCTGTAAGTCTAGGGGTTTTCCCGTATTCTTCCATTTTTGCCCTCTTGAGATACGCTTCCTTTAAGCAATCGATGATAAGTTCCTCGGCAACTATCGGTTTGTTTTGAGTCTTCATAGCTTGTTAGTAGCCTCCAGCTCCCTGTCTTGTAGCAAGATTTCGGGTTTCGTCAACATGATCTATTCCTGCAATAGCGGCGTAACGCAGAACATCAATGCAGTTACCACACACCATTGGCTTCTTGTTTCGGCGGACAACAAGCGTACCGTTTGGTACTGTAACGCAATAAACCATGCCAGAATACGGAGTCTTTTCAAGCAGCATCTGCTTGTCTTTTGTTGTGATTGTGGCTTTTCTTCCTCGCCTTTCTCCGAGCATGTAGAGTGGCATCGTTCCTGTGACACTTCTTCCACGAATGATTCCACCACCATACCCCGCATCTCTAGTGTAGATAGAGCTACATGGCTTCCCTAATTTCTGAAGCAGCTCTTGAATATCGTCCACTAGCCCAAGTGATGCTGTGGCGTACTTGTGGCACTCGCTTCCTTTGTCAATCCATCCATCGCCAAGAACTAACGACTCCCACAGTCTTTCAAGAGCCTGTCTCGGCATATTTAACACATTCCTTGGAATGCGTTTTTGACCAGAATGACCAAGCGGATGTAGGATTTTCCACAGGTTCTTGCTACTTACAACATAGCTAGTATTTCTGTAGGACCATACAAATCCTAGGGAATCAAGCAGTTTCTCTATCCTTTCGCATTTTTGGGGATTTGCGGCTTTTGATTGTGAAATGTAAATCGAGTACCCTCGGCCAGGTATTTGGATTTTCCCGCCACGCGATCCAGTAGAGCTACCCTCAGAAACAAACCAGCCGATAAACTCGGCCAAGTCAGCCTCGGCTACCCACTTACCATCCCAAAGTTCAATCATTGAGCAGTCATTATCACGCAGTCCATTAGTGCAAATCGGGAAAGTGTCCTGCCTGTATAGATCTTTTGCAAGTCTAAAGGTTAACTGCGATTTCTGCGGGTAGACCAACATCCTATGGTTCGGGGTCACCTTGAAATCAATGCTGTGGCTGTGCGCCTCGTACATGAATCCATCGTAGTAATTCTCAATATACCCGATTGGTTGCTGGAACTCCATGTATCCATCTGGAGACATTGTTGCCACTTTTACATCTCTAGGCAGTTCTGGAAATTTAATCCAACCATCTTCAGTTAGAACTTCTGTCTCTGGGTCGTAGCAATCTTTCCATGCTTCCTTCAGCCCGCCATCACCCGTGTATTCGCTCAACGCTTGGATGATGTTCTCACACTCTGATGAGACATAGAAATGCGGTCGATTGACCGAATCTGCAGGTCTAGTGGTGTCCCATGACATCTTGCCAATAAGTGCCTGTAGTCCATCGTCGATGTCTAACCCTGGAGCTGGAATACAAACCATGCCGGCATCGTTCAAATCCTCGATAATAGAGGATGCTCCATCCGCTGACTGGTACTTGGCAGCTCCAAGCCGAGGGTCAATCAGTCTCTCAAAGATCTTCTCGTCACCCTCAAGCTCGGCAATTAAGTCCATGTAGTCACGGATACCAAAGCCCTGTCCTTTAGCCCCTTGTCCTGGCATCCACTTCCCACCCTTCCACTCAGCCCAGTCGCCTACATCGACACCCGGCCACTCACGATATACCCAAAATGTACCAGACGCATCCACAGCAATCCAAGCCATAAACCAATTCTTTGCACCCGCCGGGTCAATAATCTGATAGCGAGTAACATTCGTAGTTGGGATCTCTGATGGCTGGACAACATTGACTTCTTTATTGAACTTGGGAAACTTGGTGGCGTGGGACTTAACTGGAACCCCGTACGCGCGAATTAGAATCTCCTCCCGAGGCCTTCCAACTAGGGTCTCCTTGATTCGCTCGTAGCCACCGAAAGGGTTGTCTTTGGAATGGAAGTAGTGGACGCTGGCGTTGCGCTTCTTGCTCCGCTGAACATAGGGGACAAGCTCGCCGTTGAGCAGCTCAGCCTCGACGCTCTGGACGCTTGTAGCACCATCTAAGTATTCCTTAATAACTTCTGTCCACCCGTCAATCGGAGTGAATGTCACCAGCATCTTGGAGTTGCGGGTAGCGAGACGGAAGCGCAGGGTGTCAATAAGCTCGTTACCAAGTAAGTATTCATCGAGCCATACGCCAATATTGTGCCACTGCGGGTCACGGCTACCAAGCTCCGCGCCTTCTAGGATAGTTGGGTTATTCTGATACTGAGAGTAAGTTTTGAAGATAATCTGTGACGCATTGGGCAGGATCAACGAGTTGTCCGTAAACCCGTTCTTCTTCGTGTACGAAATGTAAGCGTTAGCCGAGGTTTGCTTTGTCCTCATTTCATGCGGCAACCAGTTCCACACCGCGCTTTGTTGCTGGCGGATGCTGACCTCTGATGTCTGAGCAAAACAGAATATCTCTGATTTTGGGTTTTCGATGGCGGCTTTGACCACGCAGTAAGAACCCCACGCAGTTTTGCCGCTGCGATTTCCCCCGAGTGCCAGAACCTCAGAGACTTGCGACAATTGCTCTTCAGCTTTCTCCCAGTGCGGAAGCCTAAAGCCGTAGCGGAATGGATCTTTCTCGGCGTTCTCGATGGCCTCATGGTAGATTCGATGAAGCTCAATGAGATCATCTGGCTCCATCAATGCCACCTCATCATCGCTGGGAGGCTGAAGGATTGGATGTTTGCGCCACTGCATTACTTAGTTTTGTATGCGTCTGTCTCCATGAGAATTTCAACAATCCTGTAAACGCTCCCGCATTCCTCACATCCAAATGTATCCTCCTCCGCTGGAAACGAACCTCTATTCCCGTCAACAAAGTGAAGCTCTCGACGCTTTTTGCAATGTTTGCACACGCCAATGAAGGGCTTAACGAACTTCTCCAGCACCACATTCCAAATCTTAGCGTTGAACTTCTCGGCTAGATACGAAGCGTAAACGCTGGTATGGCACTTGTGCTGAACGCCGTCATGCTCAACCATGTAGTGGCGAACAAGATTACCACCATCCTTAGCGTAATCTGCGTATCTTGATTCTGGTTCTGGTATCATTCTACGATTTCGGCTTCAACTGCTTGCGTTTTGACTTTATTGGCAATCCTAGACTTGGCTTCCGCAATCATCTTGGCGGCATCATCAATAGACGGCCCCTTGCGATGCTCGACAATAGTACTCGCCATGCCAGAGAGCTGTCCAGCCTTATCGGTCATAATGCCAATAGTCAACGCCAATCGGTCTGGGGAGATAGCCTTGAGCTGGTCTGGATCACGGCTCAGTTGTTCAGCTTTCTCGAACAGCAGGTCTGTGTACTCAGCCGCCGCAATGGCGTAGCGTTTAGAGAACTCCTTACGCTTTGACTCCAGCGTGTCGTTATGCCGCCATTCCAGCGCACGGACAGTCTCATGCGTCACCTTGCACTTTTTGGCAATAGCATTGATACGCCCACCCTGCGCCAGCATCCAGAGGATCTGTGCCGCCACATTCGGGTTGTAGTTCTCGATAGTGTTCCGAGGGAATTGCTTAGCCCTTTCCTTGACTTCAAGGAAGAACTCTTTCATCGCCTCTTTACTATCAATCGCTGATAGGTCTTCGTCGCTCATTTGGTCTTCTTGCCGTTTTTAACCTTAACGGCCCCAGAGTGCAACTCTTTTTTGAGCTTATCCTGTTGCGTCGAGGAAAGCGGAGAAACCTTGCTGAGCAGGTAGCGGACTTGCTTTTTGCTTTTGGTCTTCATTTCTTCTGTAGGATTCTGATGTCGCGTACAACTTCCGGCGTAGCAATTCCCTTCTTCATAAACACTCTGAGAACCGAGTCTGGCTCTTGGCTCTTTTGCATCTGCTTGAAGATGTATCTGGCCCTGGTCCCATCGTTGGTGCTAAGTGCTTTCACCAGCTTATCTTTATCTCCAATGTTAAGCCTGTCATCAATAAGCCGTTGCTTATGGTGGCTTGCCAACGACTTACCTTTATTGGGATCTTGCTTGGCTATTTCACGAATCCTTGCTTCAATGTCTTTTCTAGGGAGATTAGAGATTTCATCATAAGCGTCCGTAATTGTATCACGCTTAATCCTTGGTGCGTCAAGAATTTCTCCATCAAGTGCTGCAAGAGCAATCTCGCTACCAAATCCATTCTCTCGAAGCATCCCTGCAATCTTGCCATCATCAAGACCGATTGTACGCAAGTTACTTACATGGCGGTTTAATGATTGAAGGTTGTCCCTGTATGACTGGTTACTTTGATTGTAGACTTCATCAAACTCCTGTTGGCTCATCTTGCCATCTTCAACACGAAACCTTGCTGACGCGATATTTGATCGTTCAGTATTAAGATTGTCATTTAAAGATCTAGCCCTAAACCCAAATCCTTTATCTATTGTTGTGTCATTAAAACGAAGTCCAAGCAGTCTTTGAGCAGTTTGACCTACTGGTCTTGTTTTTGACTTTTCTATTTCATTAACAAAACCAGGAGTTAGCAACTCACCAACAAAAAACTTTCCTTTATCCAGAATCTTTGTAGACGGGTCTTCAGCCGTAGTTATTTTGCGATCTCTTTCAAAATCGTAATTATTTAGAGCTTGGGTAAGAGCATTCATTGTGAACGATCCCTCTCCAAGAATGTCTTCGCTAATGCCCTCGACTCCGTACTTTAAACCCTCCCCAAACGATCTGCCATTAAACCCTGCCATAAACGGGCCAACAAACTGTTGTTGAGGAATTAAGTAAGATGTATTCATCCACCTTACATCACCAGTCTTTGGATCTGATGTAATAAACAATGGACGCTTTTCGGCATATTCCGGCAAAACGGTTTCCCGCAGTGCTCGGTTTTTCTCCCTAGTGGTTCCAAGGAACTCCATTGTTTTCTCTATGGTCATTGCACTTGTCCCATAGACAACAGCAAGGGATGCCATTTTTTTGATAGCCTCGTCCCTAATTGCTTTTTGATTTGCCTCCACCCCAAACTTCTCAGATAACTCTTGGGCGTAGGAACCATCGAGCATCTTCTTAATTAGCTTTCCTTGGTTGTACTGATTGCGAGCCAGTTCAACAGTGAACGTAGCAAATTGACCAAACGGAACACCATACCTTGAAAGAGTCTTAAAGTTTCTATTTACGAAGTCGTAGTTTTGAAATGTGTTATTTGTAAACTCGGCGGACTGTTTTTCAATCAAATCAAGCGGCGCATTAGGGAATTGCCTAGTGAGCTGTGACTCGTAATTCTTTGCGGTAGCAAGCCTGTTAATAACATCGAAAGAACTATATAATTTCCCAAATGGGTCTATTACCTTTTGTGCAGATTTGCCGATTGACCCGGATTGCAACCCAGCTTGTATGTCAGAAAATGTCAGACCCTGTGGAATAAGCCCAAGTTCTTTCTTCCTTTTGAACTCATCCAAATCAACATTGGAAAGTTTTTTGGCTATCGACTCAAATTGAGCGGCGGCAAATTTGCCACCCTGTTTGAAGTCTTTAAATGGATTCATACCCATTCCAGCCATGTTTACTGGGCCATAAATATAATTGGACGCAAAGGAGACTGGGTTAAATACAGTCTTTGCTGCCTTCGAGGCAGATACCGATGTTTGCCACAAGTCTTTTGCGGTTTTTTCAGCAAAGTCCATTGCGGCATTATCAGTTCCATTCGCGTACAAATGATTGATTGCTACCTGTAATTCTGGCGGCCCATAAAGTTCTTCTTCTCCAATCCTTGCATTCCCCCTCCGCAGCTTGATTGGCTGAAGTCCCTCTACTCCTTCTCCAGCAAACTTCGCAATCCCCATATCCCTAAAAATGTTAGAGATCTGGTTGTCAGCTTTATCATACGCCACAAGCCTAGACAGCTTTGACATAGTCTCGCTAATCTTTTCACCTGGCGTTGTATACTCACCAAGATACTTTCTTAATGCTGGAGATAAGTCTTTCTTTTCCTTTAGGATTCCAGCGTTCTGAGAGTAGATCCAATTGTGCAGCTCATCTGGATTACTGGCCTTTTTTGCGTTTAGGTCAGCTATGTACTTTTCCGCATCCGCCCTGCTAATTGGAGGAAGATCAATCTCAGAGCCGTAATTAGGGTTGTCAACCTCAAGCCTGTTGCCCTGAGCATCAGTTTTACGGATAAATTTACGCTCATCTATTCCAATGCGAGGTTGAGTAGTTAAATCGTCAAGCAGTTCTTTTGCTGATGCTTTGGATGGAAAGTAGCTTGCGTCTCCAAAGAAAGCGTAGGATCTAGTAAGGTAATCACCTTCATTCTTGCTTTCCTCAATGTACTTGGCAAGAAGGTCTGGCATCTTCCTTTGCCCGTTGTAGTGCATCTCAAGAAGTCCATCTTGATACTCAGCAATGTACTTTCTGGCTTGAGAAAGATCAGCAGCAAGAGACTCAAGCTCCTTGGGAACCTTGGGGGCTTTACCTGTGATGTACTCCAACGCAAACTGCTGGACTGCGGCTGGATCGGAAGACTTGGCAATAGCGTCATTTACCCTAGATCCAAGAATGCCTCCTACCTCGCGGCCAGTAGAAGCAATGTTGGCTGCGTCACGCATTGCTTGAGCTGCCTTTTTTCCAACGACTTTGGTTGGAGCAATGTTAGCCTTTGCGGTTTGCCCAAGAGTTCCAATAAACTCTTTCAGGTTATCCTTGGTCAAAAAGTCCTTGGGGTCTACATCTTGAGTCAGCGCATCAACATAAGAAACTGCGCCGCTATCTCCACGGTTGACTAAGTTATTTAATTCATTTGGGGATTTTCCAGCAAACTTCTTCAGAATGGGGATTATTTCTTTTTGGGTCTTCCCGATGCCAGCCCCAAATAATCCAGCAACAACGCTAGATCCTGCAAGTTCACCGGTACTAGGAAGCTCTCCAGTTTCATAAAGCTCTTCAGCGGCAACCGTTGTGGGGGCCGCGACAGCACCAACGGCAGCAGTTGTGGCAACTGGGCGTTTAGCCAATGCTTCGGATGCTTTAACTAATGCTTGTGGCCCTTTTGTAATCTTACTTCCTGGGATGAGGTTCATCAATGCCGATACGGCAGTCCTCCCCCAGTTGATTGAGTCGCGGCCTTCTATTTTTTGAGCGGAGATAGACCCAGTTGCGCCACCTCCAGTCCCCCCAAGAAAATAACCAATACCAGCTCCAATTGGAACTGTAACGATCTCCTCTGGAAGGAATGCCTGCGGCCCTATTTGTCCCAATGCCACAGCAGTTCCAGCTCCAGCTAATGTGCCAGCAGCCTTAGAACCTTCTGCTATCCCAATCTCCGCTAGAAGTCCAGCACCTATTTGCAGGGGGGATGGTTCTTTCTCTGGGTTTTTTTCTGCCTCCTTAACCCTGGACTCAAGTTCCTTATTTACGGACTCCTGCGTTCGCTCTGCCGTAACTGGAATTGAAACACCACCGCCGCCGGGAATGCCAACAACAACGCTTGGCTGAATGCCTTGCGCTTCTTTGTTAAGGTTCTCGGCTACCTGCTCGTTTTGAATAGCCTCTTCTTTTGGCGCAGGTGTAATTGAAGAGGCGATCTCGTCAATCTCCTCGTCAGTTAAAACCGAATCTGCCTCAATGGTTTTTCCGTTGATAACATATTTGGGCATAAGCTAATTATTCGGGGATGATTTGATAAGATGTTCCAGATTTGGTTTTATTTTTGTTGTCTTTTGGCTTTGGATTAGATTGCCCCCTCTCACCAAAAACATCTGGTAGATCAGTCTTGGTAAATACACCCATTAGACCCTTGCCGCCAGCAGCGTTCATTAAGATAACAGCCTCTTCGTCATCCCCAGAATTGTACGCCTCTCTCGCCTGGCGCATAGTAATTTGTTTTTCCTCCATGCTTGTTGGAGCGGTTTGAACTCCTTGAGTGTAAACCTCTGGTTGAGCCACAACTCCCTCAACTGGCGCGACATCGTAAGTTTGTCCAAGCGCAACTGGAGCTTGAGAAACAAATGGAACACCCATTGCCTCAGTTTCAGCTTTAGGTTCCTTTTGATACATCGAGTTAAATACATCAGAGTTGATTGCTCCTTTGCTTACTGGCTGCCCGCCCATGTACCTAGTACCAGACTTAGACCCGATTTCAATCTGTGTTCCGTCAGCAAGAACTTTAGGTTTCTTTTCCTCTTCGGTTTGGATTGCGAGAGACTTCTCAATAAAAGAAGAAACCTTTGCTAGTTGTTCGCTGGCCTTCTTCGTGTCACCCTTTGCAACAAGCGACGAAAGCCTAGAAAGATCAGAGTTTGGAAGATCAATCCCGCGCTCATCGGCAAGCGCAATAGAGTCTTGAATGCGCACCGCAAGCTCATCAGAACTGTATTCTGGCGTTTGCTCTTTCTCTTCTTTGGTGGAGACTTGAGGTTTTGGAGCTTTGTAATAATAATCATCAAGGGACTTTATAGCAGACCCAATAGCGGTCATGTCACCAGATTGAAGCGCACCTGCAATATCACTAGCTAATAGATCAGCATCGGCGGCAAGGCCCCTGTTACGGAGCATCTGAACCTTCCTTGAAGCATCCTTAAATTTGCTTCTAGTTACAGGCCCAGCATTCTGTGGAAGTAAACTAATAAAGTCCATTTTTGTTTATTGCGTTAAGCTGTTCCAGTTACTGCCACCACCAGTAGCACCTCCTCCAGATGCTTGGGCTTGCGATGCGGCGAACTTTTGCTGGCGAAGGTTCATCATTTGCTGGCTCATTAGTCCGCTCATGCTGTTCTTGATAAGATCGCCAACAATGGATGCGTCTGCGTACCTGTCGCTTAACGAGACATCCTCGTCTTTAAGCCTGTTGCCAACATCTCCAAGGATTGGGGTAAGTTCTGGCATGAGTTTAAGAGCGGCGTCAATTTGAGTTGATGCGGCTTTAACCTGCTTCTTTTTCTCCCCCTGCTGCTTGAAGTAGTCGCCTACTAGAGTTACTCCTTGTGCAATTGTATTGCCAAGGTCTCGTCTCCCCTGTGCTTTTAATTCATTAGCTTTATTTAATGTGGAAAAGTCATGAATAAACAAACGAGGGTCTATTGTTGATCCAACAAGTGGTGCTTGGCCATACATAATTATTTATTTTTATTTGATTTTTGAGTAATTAACCATCTTAATCCCAGATGGTGCTGTTGCAACGGCTTTGGGTTGTTTTTTCTCAACATCTTGAGCCATGACGCCCATTTGCGTTTTATCTTCTCCCTTGTATTTGAATGTGTAAATTGGAAGACCTCCATCAGTTTTGCCAATTTTTTCAATGTCTTTCTTAACCCTTTTATCGGAAAAGGTCAGAGCAGCCATCCCAATGGCTGCGGCTGTTGATGCCGCTGCTTGCGTATTAGCATTCCTAGTTGCAACATCAGAAGCATATTTAGATTGAGCTGCTTGGAATTGATTTTGTCTTTCTGCCGCTCCCAAATTAAATGGTGTTCCAATATCAATCATTTGCGGACGACCCGATCCAATGGCTTCAAGCCCAAGGCCCATCATTTGTTGCCCAGACTGGTAGGATAATGGTTGGCTTCCAAAGAGCTGGAGACCCGGTGCGGTGTAGAACCCACCAGCGGCTTGGTATGCCCTCATCGCCTCGTCTCCAGCTAAACCTCGAAGGCCCATCCGCATTTTCTCAATATCCTGCAATTGTCCAAGTCCAGCCTGTTGCATCTCTGCCGTAGCTTGTGCGCCGCCAACTCTTTGGCCAAATAGACCTTGTTGTTCTTGAAAACGAAGATTTGCGAGATTCTGACGCTGCTCAAACGCTTGTTGCCCAGCCTGTGATGCCTGCGCCCTGCGTCCAGCTAATGCTGACTCACGGTTTTGGATCTCTGCGGCAATGGCGGCATTACCACCCAGCCTTCCAGCCGATTGTGCAGCCTCCCGTGCCGTCTGTTGCGCCGAGCGTTGTTCCTGTGCAGAGAGCGTGCCACGACGAGCATAGGCTTCTTGTGCCATCTGGGTTGCCATTGCAGCGTCTTGCTCTGCGGCTTGAATGGTTGGCGCAAACTCTTGCGGACGAATCCCGTATGTCCCAAGTGCCTCCCCCATGCGCCCAGCATAAGCCCCTTCAGCACCCGCTGCTTGGCTTGCTAGGTCTTGCATGCTTGCAACTTGCGCTGCTTGCTCTGGAGAAAGCCCTTCCATAAGTCCACGAGTAAGTCCCGCTTGACCAGTCATTTGACCAAGCTCAGACTCACGCGCAGCACCAAGTTGTTCTGCAGCCCCTTGAGTAAATTGTGGAGCTAGACCCATTGCTCCAAGTCCAAACTTAGAAACATCAAATAGGTTTAGATCTTGCCATTTTGGTCTGTATTCAGATTCCAGCTCGTAAATACTAGGAAATCCTTCTTGCAATCCACCTATATAAGATAAAATATCTTTTTTGTAGTCTGTTTTTGGTGTTTTTGGCGGCTTAGGAGAGCTTCCCATATTTTTGTATTATTTGAGTTTTGAGTAAAATTGTTGCATGTCGTGGACTCTTACGCGATCACTTCCTTTGAAGCTGCGCTGGAATGCAATAAAATCGTAGTCTTGAGTGTATTTGTGCAACGCCGCCGGTCGCATATTTCCTGTGGTAAATGTGACGAACAATGTATCTCCGGCATCAACATGGACTGCTTGAGTTGGGTTTTCACGGAACACACTAAAGCCCATAGCAAAACAATCCATATCGCAAACAACAATGCCATGACATAAGTGCCATGTGAGAAATTGTTGGAAGTCGATACCTTCTTGTTCATATGTTGCTATTGCTCTCGCTAGGTGCTGGTTCATCGAAAAATTGAAACTTGCCCCCAAGTCGGGTCAATTCGCGAAGTGGATGTTTGAATCTGTGAATATGCAATATTCACCTCACCTGCACTTTGAGAAATTACACCAGCTATTTTATGAGGACTATTTGCATCGCTTCCAGTAATTGTTGCATATTCAGCATCTTGCATTGAAGTTGCGAAATAAACTGTATATCTTCCTTCCGCGGTTCTTGCGACACGATTGATATTCCCCGACGATCTAATTGTGCAATCTCCATTTGTTGATCTACCAACAAAACTAACCCACGCCCTACATCCATAAATTGGAGCAGAACCACTTTGGTTGCCATCTAGCTTGGCTGCAGTAATAGCGGAGTTGCTTACGGTGGAGGCGGATGACGCATTGCCAGTCACATTGCCAGTCAGCGGCCCAGAGAATGCGGTTGCGGTTACGGTTCCGTTGACATCGAGGATTGTGGATGGGTTGGTTTTTCCAATTCCAACATTTCCATTGGATTGAATTCGCATTCGCTCTATGGAATTAGCATAAAACTCAACTCCATGAGTATTGTATGTCGAATTATCATCTCTAACAATTATACATCCACCACTTAATGTGTTTTCGGCGGTGGATAATCCAGTAAATCCAGATGTTCCTCTTGATCCCAAAAACCATCCACTTCTTGATTTGATATCTCCGTTTACATCAAGTTTATAAGATGGCGACCCTGTCCCAACCCCCACATTGCCGCTTGCGGTGATGCGCATGCGTTCTTGGGCTGATGTTTGAATCGTCACCGCACCCGCGCCATAATGAACGATAGATACAAGCCCGGTTCCTGTATTTTCAATTGAAAAATTATTATTTGCACCAGCCCCACGAATTATTCTTGATTCATAATCAGTCCCCGGAACGGCATGAAAGTCAATATAAGAACTTTGATTGGTTGTAATGCCGCCGCCTAGTTCTAATGCGGGTTGCACGGTGGTTACTCCGTTTGACCATGTGGGTGCGTATGTAGACAACTTCTCTGGGGTAACATTGCCATTGGTAATGGCATTGGTTGTAACCGAACTTGACGCAAGTCGGCTGGAGTTGATGGCATTAGGGGCAATGCTCAACTTGCCAGTTGCAACCTCAAGACCACCACCTGACAAACACGCGTCAGAGGTCATCGTGGTTTGGTCGATGATGTTATTCATCTTTGCGCTAGTGATTGTGTCAGTAGCTCCAAATGTGTAAGTAGTTTCAACTGCTCCCATAACTTATTTCTGTGAGATGATTTGTCTATTTGTTACTGATCCAGCAACTTTGATTGAGTTTATCTTGGCTGAACCCTGTGTTCTTGTCAAGATCATGGTTCCTGTGTAACCCCTAATACCACCAAGCCTGCACCTAATGCTTGCTGTTTCAGCCTCCAATGGGTTGGTTGATTGTAGGATTTGTCCATCAAGGAATTGAGTGGTGGTTCCAATAGTCGATGAGTTGTCTGGGTCTTCAGCGGCAAACTCAATTAGGTATTCAGAATTCTGGCTGGGCAACCCCTGCATATTGATCTGCGAATCCGTGTACCTTTTCCGCTCCAGTGTCTCAAGGTCGTAACCACGGGTGATTAGTTTGGATAGAATCGGCGCAGAGGTCTTAACATTGTTGACATTAGACACGCTAATGGTGTCATTTGAGTCATCAAACGCTTCTAGTTGGTGCAATCCTCCGTTTGCAGTCACAGCATACAGGTTATTTCTTACCCCCGCTGAACCAATAATAAGGTCTTCAATCAAGAATCTAGTGTCACCAAAGGTATCTAGCGACTCCCAGCCTCCATTTAGGAAGTTGTACACCAAAATTGAGTTGTTCCCGCGAGCATCGTTAATGCCCGGAGCGGAATCCAGCGGAACCGCAAGGTAGTACCTGTTATCAAACAAGATTCCAACTGACTTGTTGGACAAATCCTTGTTGAGCCTGTCAATGTAGGGCTGGATGTTCTTGGAAATTGGCTCCTCAGCCCCGCGAAGGTTGTAATCGTTAAGGAACTCCACACCATATACCCCATCGTCCGACAGGAACATCATGGTGTTAGCCCTCATGACCACGGACTTGCGAGCTAAGCAGCCAACCTCGGAGGTTAGTTCTGTAACCCTAGTGTCTAGAAGCGTCCCCTGCGTCCCCTTAATCTGGTGGATGCTGTTTCTGTTGAGGACAATCAACGCATCGTCGTAGAACCCATGCATCCCAACCACATAGTCAGCAGTACCACCAGAAATACGAAACTGGTTTTCGATCTGGTCGAAGGTGGTGGTGTCAAGAATGTCGGATACGGCAATCTCGTCTGTGATCTTGCGGTCGGTGTAGGTGACTGCGTTGTAAGCCCCAGACTGGTCGTAATAGTATGGAACCCACAGGCGGCGTTGGAAGTGGACACCCCAAGGCGCACCCGGTTGATGCATGAACCCCCCACCCTCGCTGAACCTACCGCCAAACTCAATTTGATTAGTAGAACCACTTGCCGTGATGTTTGCTACAGGCGCAAAGAATGTGATGTTTGTCAGCGTTGCAGACGACACTTGGAAGTCCTTTCCAACAATCGCAGAAAACTCTGGTATATCGCTCTCGTAAACTCTAATGACATCCCCAGCAAATACGGTATCGTTAGATACGCTAAGGTCTAAGGAAACTTGTCCATTTAAAACAGAAACATTGCCTTGGCCGGAAACAAACACCTGTGGTTGGGTGTAAGCCCCACCGGGAGAGAAGGTAAATCCGTCAGTCACCGTGGCATTATCAACCCCAAATGTTACACTCTGTGTTGTGCCTACGATAATGTAGAATGTGTCCTGTCCTGTAACCGTATCGACCGTGTGAGTGCCATTGGGGGCATTAGTTCCCGTCAATCCAGCAATTGTAATGCTAGTTCCCGCAACCAACCCATGCTCGCGCATCCGTATGGTAACTCGCGTCCCAGCCCCAGAGGTTCCGTTGTTCTGCACGGCTGAAATAATCGGCCTACCATTAGGATACCACTCCAAGGCCTGCTGCCCATCCCTAAATAGCATCACCTTGTCGAACACTTGAATCATGTCGGTGTCCGCGCCCAAGGCGGTTCCAGAGGGATATGCGATATTCTCTGGAACATAGGCGGAATTAGACTCAACAGCAGCCAAGTCAATCTTCTTAGCAACCGTGTCCAACGCCACAATCACATATTCTTTATTATTGGTGTTGGGGTCGCTGAACAGACAGGAGGCTCGGACATTGGCGTTAGCTGCATCGTTAATCGGCATCTGTGAAAGCGTGCCAGTCCCAGAAACCGCAGTCACCCCAGTTACAGGGAAGCTTAATTGGTTCGCTGAAACATAAGTCAGCACCTTGGCCCCATTGTTGTTAGTGCCAGTAAAGGTCAGTCCAGCTACTACAGCATACCCACTAGAACCAATCTCAAACCCATGATTGGTAGACATGGTAATCGTTACCACATTTGAGTCGTATGTCGCTGACGAGATAGTCTTGGCGACATCAATTAGGTAGAACGGCAACTGCAACGGATCACCCCCAACGGTCAACGCACCAGTCCTAGAAACCACCACCTTGCGGGGCTTCCAGTAACCTTCCATGCGCCCGTTCAGAGACTCCCTTACCTCCCCAGCCTTCAACTGGTTTAGTTGCAACCGCTGGTTCACGCCGACAAACCCACGATCACCATCCTCGGCAATCGAGTCATCTAACCCACCAGTAGACCTAAACTGGGACATTATGCGCGGTACGCAATAACCACCCCAGAAGCAAGCGTAAAGCCAGTGATGTTGCCACCAATGCCAATACCCGCAGGGATAGAGACACCAATCAACTTCGTGTTAGCATTCGTGATGTTTGGCGCAGTAAACACAGAGAAATTAGTGTCACCAACAGTCTGAACCCAACGGAATGGGCCAACAGCCACATCCGTACCAGAGTACACTTGTCCGCCGCCTTGACCTTGAAGATCGTATGAATCGCCTCTTGGCATAATATAAATAAGTTTCTAAGCACAAGTTCATCTCGCGCTCAACCAACCAATTACCACAATACACCCACACCTGTCAACCACAAACCAATCCCATAAAACACACCGCATTTTGCACCAAAATTCCCTATCGGTAGCATTTAAGCACAATACACTAGACCTATCCATAAATAACCCCGAACGGGAACTGCCCAATTGTAAGGTCTAGAAACTAACGGCTAGATTTGATGCCATAAAGTCAAACGGGTCTAAATCACGCTTTCGGGAATTGCATGAATGGCAGCAAAACACGAAATTTGACACACAATGCGCACCACCTTTGGCTAATGGTTCGAAGTGATCCAATGTTAACTCGGCTTTCTTCCCGCAATAATAGCAGCGATCACCAGCTTGTTTCCTAGCCTCTTCCACCATTTTAGGTGTAGCCCTCACATCGCAGTTATTGATTCTAGCTCTGCGGGCGTGTTTGTAATTTCGCTTTTCTTGCCTTCTAGCCTCCGCCCTTTGCTCGTCGGTTAGCACAATACGCTTGGGGCGCAAGGATTTAGCTAACGCTTTTTCAGAAGATAGCTTGGCTTTTTCAGCGCGTTTAGCTTCGTTCTCAATAACTTTTGCTAGTTTAACCTTTTTGCGAGCCTCAATCTTAGTTTGGTTCTTTTTTAGATAATATCTGCGTTGTGCTTCTCGGTTTCTCTGGGTTTTTTCTTCAATAGTTAGCTTCTTTCTCTTTGGACTAAGTAGCTTCAATCTTTCCTTTTCATCGCGGATAGCTTTAGCCTCTATGGCTCGTTTCGCAGCAGCTTCTTTTTTTAAAGCCCGTTCTTTCACATTTTTATCCATTATGGCCCTTTTCTCATACCATGATGCACCTCTCCTCTTAAAAAATGATTCCATTGTCGCCCAGTGTTCACCACTTTTGAAGCATGGATTCTTTCCATTATAAACGCGACCATCTTCTCTTACATGTCCTATTCTCGGTGCAACCTCCTTACTCATGATAGATTGTTGCATAAAACCTCATTCGCGTAAAGGTGAAAATAAAAAACAGCAAAGGCCAATTGCTCAGTTTTAGTTTGGCAACCTTTCCGATGCTTATTGTTACAAGTTGTAAAAGTGCGATCCCCTCCCCCCATACCTTAGCGTGGCACTAATGTATTGTCCTGGTGTTCAAGCGAACAGTGTTCATGTGATCTGTGCCGGATTCATGAGTGACGCGCTAAGGTTAGAGCATACAATCTGTAGTAGATTGCTAAGGTATTAGCCTGGAGTGTGCTGTATGTCGTGGCGTGACTTGCTGGCAATTGAAATACTTCTTGACACGATCCGACAATGTGTTTACCCTACGCTCCACGAGCGTAACACCTTACTCCCAAGCCATCACGCCATAGCGGGATGTGCGAAGGGCATTCAAACAAGGTTATTCATTCATCAAGCGCGGTGATTGCTTTTCTTGAATAGGTGAACGGGTTTCTGATGCTTTTGATGCTTCTTTCCTTTGCTTCTTCCTCTTCCTTGCTTTGCTTCCTTCCTTCACTTTATAGGGAATGACTAGACGCTTTGAAGCTTGGCACCTTGGCGGTTTGATTGTCTCATGGGCTGAAAGTTTCCTTGTGGCCTTGGGGTTTGTTCCTTGCTTGTGGTTGTGTGAAATGCCTTGTTTTAAGGGGTTTGGTGGTTGGTCAACAATATTCGCATAATTTATTTTTGAGATGTTGGCAAATTTTGCTGGCAATCTTCACGCCATGTTCTACCTTGCTCTCGTTGCCAGCAAACAAGGCACGCCAACAACAAACAACGATACAAGATGAAACAAGCATTCCCACTACCATCACGAGCCGAACTTGATTCCGCATTTGTTGCAATCTATCGCTCCGACTTGCCGCATATCCACAAGCAGACTTTGCTTGTCTTGATGGAACGCGCAAAGCGTGAAGCCGACCGCAAGCTCGCCAAACTCTCCAAATGACCAAACCAAACCAAACCAACGATGAACCAATATAAAGCAACCACGCGCGTTCCATACATCAACGAGCCTTTCGTTGATTGGTACGATGCCGAGACGGAAGAGCAAGCCCGCGCAATGTGGGAGTCTGACCGCGAAACCTACGGCTTGCCAGTAGATGCAAGCGTCAAATTTGAGAAACAATAACAAACCAAACCAAGCCACGATATGACAATACAAAACAAGCAAGCGATGATTGAATCGGCCCGCATGGCTATTGCGTACGAATTTAAATCAAGGCATTCATTCAAGGGCGGGCGATATAGTCCGCGCGAAAATGTACGCGATGCGGTGATTTTTGTCCGCAAAATGGAAAGGGGGGCGGCATGAAGCCCGAATTATCGCAAAAGGAACTTGCCGGATTCGAAGCCGACGGGAAACCCATCATCGCTGCTTATCGTCGAGCCTATTTGATCAAGTCCTGCCAAGGAAAAAGCGGGGAAGTGCTTTTCGGGCTTCATGAGTTCGCAAGGAAACGCGCGGGGCTTCCGTATACCTCACGAGGCCGATTTCATGCAATCACGCCGGAAACTTTCCACAAGTGGAACCAGCCAGAAAGGGGGGCGGCATGACTCCACTTGCCACTCTTGAGTATCACATCACGGGCGCAATTGAGCGCGGAGAGGCGCAAGCCATTATTGAGATACCTTGCAAGCCATGGCATGACTTTTCCGAGCTTGTCGGGGCAATCCGAAAGTGTGAAACGCGCAAGCAATTTGACCGCATGGAAAACCTATGCGATAAGGCGTATCACGGCGGGGCAATCACGGCAAAGCAACTGGCCAAGTTGGACGGCTTGCAAGCGGATTGCATGATTGAAAGGGGGGTGATTTGAAAGCCTCCAACCTATTCCTTTCCCTTGCCTTGCTTGCCTTGCTTGGCTTTGCCATTGCCGTCACAAGCGGGAAACTTGGCGGCCCTAGTGACATCGAAATGCGCATCCGCGCAAGTGAACCCGTGAACCTTAAAAATTGAATCATGAAAATCATTTTTGACTTTATGCCAGAAAATCGCGAAATGGCCGACATGATCGGAAAAGCGGCGCGTGAATACA